GCAAAGTCAGAATATAACTGTTCTACTAGTGATGTAGTCGGGACTATAATTAACCCTTTGTGGCCCTTATAGTCAAGGAATTGACGTACAAAAAGATAGATGATGAGTGACTTACCTGATGCTGTAGGAGATAATAACAATGCTCTCCTATGACGCATACCATGAACAAAAGCATCTAGCTGATAGTCTGTAGCTTGAATTGCTTTACCGTGTGCATGAAGGTTTAATTCGTCTGTGAACTTCTTGGCTAAGTACAGAGAAAAGTCATCAGTCAAATCGGGTCGTGGATCTCCATACTCAATTTCATAGCCACGTTCTTCTGCAAACTTCTCTATGTATGGTAGTAGTCCGAGATAAATGTTATTGCTTCTTAGGTCAAAAAGCCGTATCTTTCCATCCCATACTCTATTACGAAATGCTGGTGTAAATTGATAACCAGGAACAAAGAACGTAAAATATTCTGATAGTTCTTTTGCTAGATGACGTTCACATTCTATGTGTGCGTATACTTCATTCTTTTTTGTGATTGCAAGATTATCTTGCGCCTTGGATAAATCGCTCATGTGTCATATGTTCACGAAGTTGCCATGTTCTGTTGGCCAACTCTTTGAGTATAGCTGTACAGACTTCAACGACTTCTTCATGATATACCTTTTTCTCTAGAAGTTTAATCAAATCACCATCACTCTCTAGATATGTATTCACATCGGATTTCAAGGTAAACCGAAACGGTTCCCAACCATATTCTTTTAGTTCATCTTCATCCATCTTACCCGTATAGTATTCCCATTTGACTTTCTTCATTCTGTGATAATCAAATGTAGCTTTCTTGACAGCAATTCTGTGTTTAGTCATAATATTAAGATATTTGCTGTGGAGATTTGGAATACGAATAATCTCACGGGAAGGTTCGGTCTCGTCAACAACAGAGTCTTTTTCCCAAAAGGATAATACTTGTTCTAGATTTTCCATAATAATTAAAGATAGAATATAACCAGTTTCAATTATAACATAGATGATTATTTGTTGTCAAGTTTTTTTGACATCATACCAAGAATATCTAAATGTTGCCGTGGCAGTCATGGTTGGCGTATCGGCATCTGTGGCATTAAACTGAATGGCAGATAAAGACACAGGAAAAACATCGGTGAACTTAACAGAAAGCTTTGGATTGTTCAGTGCGGTTAATACTGTTAACACACCATCAGAATATTGTGGTTTTGGTGAATTTCTAGAAACCGAAGATAGATTTTTTAAATTCCTGTATTCTTCAAAGTCAGTTGGAAAAGTCATACCTCTTAACCAATTATGAATCTCTAACCACGAATTCATATCTTCATCCACAATAAACGTAATATTTAATGGCTCATATACAAGTTTATCACCAGGAATATAAAGGTCAACAAAAGGTGTTGGACGCACTATTTCTGATGTGGATACGCCAGGCAAATTAACTTCTTGACAAAAGTATTGAGTATTACTTATTCTGGGAAAAGTCAATACAAACTTTGTAGATTGTAAAAAGTTAGTATTTTGTGGTTGAGGAATTAATTGCGGCATGTTATCTCCTTATGGAGTATTTATATAAAAAAAGAGGCTCCTTTTGGGAGCCTCTCTTAAAGCACCACTCTTTGGTGGCTTCATCAATTACATCAGATTCTTAACACCGAAGATTCTGTAGTAAACATTGCTACGTGCTGATAGAGCACCATTGCCTTTTGTGATACCTTCAGCAAATGGGTTAGCTACCATGCCGTAACGAGTCTTGAATCCAATCTTTGGTTGGAATGTATACTGGTCAACAGCACGAACCATTTGTAGAGGAACGTATGGGCAGTAGAACAGACCAGCGTCATAAGGTGATGTACCCTTATATCCAACTGTTACTAGTTCTTGGTTGCTTGTGTATCCACCGAAATATGGATCGATGTATACTTTGATACGTCCATGTAGCAATCCAGCGAATGTATTGCCTGTGTCATCTACTTGCAGATCAGCTTGTAGAGCAGGTGTATATTGCAGAACACCAGCCATAGCCATAGCGGAAGCAACGTCTGAAGAAACGATCAGAACGTTACCTTTTCCTCTACGAGTCTGCTTTGCGATAACGTTAGCATCACGTTCAATTTGGAAAATTAGACCTTTGAAACGCTCAACTGACCAACGGCCATTTGAATCTGTGTCTAAGTCAAAGTAACCAGCAGTTGTTGTACCATACTGAGCACCAGCAACAGCAGTTGCATAGATTGTACGGATAACTTCACGGTTGATTTCAGCTAGAATTTCTGTAGACAGAATGTTGCTTAGTTCTGTCTCAGCATCTAGACCATGAATTGCTTTCAGGTCTTGTGCTAGTTCTAGTGAGTATTCAGCCTTTAGCGCACGGCTTTGAGCAGTTACGGAAACTTTCTCAATGCTGAATGCCATTTGCTGGAATGCAGCGTTGCTCTCTGAACCCAAGAATTCAGCAGTTGCAGTTGGTAAGCCAATACCTGTTGTATAAGCGTTAGCTGCAAGGCTAGCAATTGGGTTAGTACCAACGTCAGTTGCTGGAGTACCAGCAAAGCCGTATGGATTGTTTTGTGAGCTAGTACCAGAGAAGATTGTGTTAGCTTCGTTGTAGAAAGCTTCACCACCATTTTGGTTAGCATATCTTGCTCTCATTGCAAAGATCAGTCCTGTAGGACCTGTCATTGGCTGAACGCCAGCAACATCATAAGCAATCAGATTAGGTAATGCACGACGGACTAACGAGATCAGGATTGGATCAAAGTTCTGAACACCGCCTGTGATGTTAGTTGGACCTACTGAAGTTGTTTCGTTCAGCAGACCAGCGTCTTGTTGCATAGCTGCTTGCTGGTTCTCAAGAACCATTGCAGTAACAGCCTTCTTATATGGGTCCTTAATTGCTTCTAGTTCTGGATGATCCAGAACAGGAGCCCATTTCTGTTTTAGTTGTTCGGAAAGATACATCTAAGTCTCCTTTTTGTTATTGGTTTTTTATTTATTTCGCCAAAGTTTTTGTAATAGCCTGAGCGTAAGCATTCATCATTGGATCTGAAGATTTTGGATCTTTCTTATCTTCATCATCAATTTGAATTTCTTCATTCAGATCAGACGATTCGGCAGCTTTAACTTGACTTGGGAAATATGATTCCTTGATTGTCTCTAGTTTCTCTCCGAAATCTTCTTCAGTAGTAAATTCAAGACTCTCTGCGAGTGCTTTGACTTTTTCTACTTGAGTCTGTGTAAGGCCTTCACAAGCTGCGTGGATAGCCTCCATTTTTCTGTGTTCGTTAATCGCTTTTGTGAACTCAACGTTCTTTTGAATTTCTTCGTTTAGAGCGTCTTCTAGTTCTTCAACACGACCAACTAATTCTTCTACAGCGTCAACTTTTTCTTCTGGAATATCAATGTATGATTCTACGAATAGATTACGCAGTTTACCAATGAATTCTTCAACGATTTCGGCACGTAGACCTCTTTCGACTGCTAGTTCATTTTGTTGCATCCATTCTTCAACCATATAATTCAAATATTCATCCAGTTTTTCTGCTAAGTCTTCCTTGATTTGTTCAACAGCAACTTGGAATTCTTCTGTCAAATTAGTTTCCATTGACTCAACAATAGTTTCTACTCTTGATAGAACAGCAGCTTCAAAAATAGTTGTTGCTTTGTTTCTGAATTCTTCAGATAGGTTCTCACCTTCTAATAGAGCAGCAACATCGTCAGACATATCAATGCCTTCATGATATGATTGGAATGTAGCGCCTGGATTCATAGGCATTGTTTGTGGTGCCAATTTACCAGCGATACGGTCACGAATGTTAGCCATATCTGTAGCATCTGATTGCTGAATTGTTCTTAGATCACCACGACCCATTGTTTCTTGTGGTTGTGATGCTAGTTTCTTCATTGGCTCTGAACCCACAGGAGGTGTTGCTCCTGGAGGAGTTGCTGTTGGTGTACCTTTAGTGTAATCTGGTGCATCATCATCATTTTTGGTTGGATCGTCACCGATTGAACCTACATCTTTTGTGCCATAAGCCACGCTTGATGGAAGTCTTGAAGTTTGATCTTGGCCACCTCTTTTAGATGCAACAGATGCGTCTAAAATTTCCTTAGCGGCTTCAGAAAGATTAAATTTAGGCATTTTAGAAATCTCCTTGTTTTTCTATATTGGATATTTATAATTAAAGTTTTTTTATGAAGTTTTCAAATATGCGTAGACTTACTTCTTCAATCTCTTTTCTACTCGCTTTTTTAATTTGCTGAATAGCTTTTGATTGATCCATTTCTGTCCAAACGCCATCTACTAACATCCATTCTTTGCCTTCCATAATACCCTCAACAAAAGCTCCGGGTGCGGAAGGATCTGCTACAATATCAGCCGCTGTGGCAAGATAAAAATCTGGTTGAACTACATTAACTCCATTGACATTTTTAAGAGAACCCATACCTCTAGACGAAACACCTAAACATGCTCCACCTTCAATAAGTTTCTTAGCAATGTTTCCCATCGGGGTGTCTAAGATTTTTGCTTTACCAATCCATTGAGTACCATCCTCATGTAAAGATGATATAAGAATTGCTGTACGTTCTAGATTGATTGTAGGTGTATCAGGATGACCTAATTCACCAAAAGCACGATTTTTGTTAATGTATTCTTCTGTGT